ACGTCGCGGCGAGGCGGTGACGGTTATCGGGATCGNGACCCTGTCCCGTGTCCTCAACAAGCTGCCCAAGCAGATCGGTACCGCTGCGCGGACAGCGGTGCGGGACGAGACAGAGCTGGTCGTCGAGGACATGCGCCGCGCCGCTCCCCGCCGCACCGGCGAGTTGGCCCGATCCATCCAGGCCGAGATCAAAGACCTCGAGGGCAAGGCAGTGGCAACGGCTCGGCACGCCATCTTCGTCGAGTACGGCACCTCGTCGACGCCTGAGCAGCCGTTTGCTGGGCCGGCTGCTGAGCGGTCGCGGCGCCGCTTCCCGAAGCAGCTGCGGCAGGCGGTGTGGAAGGCGCTGAAGGAGATGGTGCGCCGATGACCGCGAAGTCGCCGATCCACCTCGTGCAGACGGCGATTTACCAGCGCCTGAAGGCCGACCCCGTGCTGGCCGGCATGGTCACCGGTGTCTACGACTACGTGCCCGAGGGCACCGCCTACCCGTACGTGCGCATCGGCGACCACCTGTCGACGCCGGACAACACGCACGACACGTACGGCCGGGAAATCACCACCACGATCCACGTCTGGACCAGGTCGCGGGGTAACGCGCAAGGGCAGGCGATTGCCGCACGGATCGGTGAGCTGCTCGACCACCGGCCTCGTGACCTGGCCGTGGCCGGCCACCGGGTGGTGAGCATCCGGCAGGAGTTCGACCAGGTGCTACCAGACCCTGACCCCGAGGTCAGGCACCACATCCTCAGATTCCGCATCCAAACCGTCCAAACCGAACAGGAGTAACCCCATGGCTGGTGTGGACGCTCGCGGCACACAGTTCGGCCGTGTCGTCGGCGGCACCTTCACGCCGATCGCCAACATCACGAACATCAGCGGCCCGTCGCGGTCGCGGGAGACCATCGACGTCACCACCCACGACAGCCCGGACGGGTACATGGAGTTCATCGGCGGGCTCCGGGACGGCGGAGAGGTCAGCCTGGAGCTGAACTACGACCCGACCGAGACCACCCACGACCTGGATGCCGACTTCGAGTCCGACGTGCCGCTCGACTACCGGATCGTGCTGCTTCCAGGCACGCCGGACGAGCACACCTGGGACTTCAAGGGCATCATCACCGAGATCGGCGACGAGTTCCCGTACGACGACAAGATGGGTCGCAACATCACCATCAAGATCAGCGGTAAGCCGATGCTCACCGCCACCGGGGGTGCCTGATGGCGCTGCTGTCACGTGACGCGATCCTTGCCGCGGACGACCGTGAGTACGAGGTGGTCCCGTGCCCCGAGTGGGGCGGCGAGGTGCGACTGCGGTCGCTGACCGGCGCTGAGCGGGACGCCTACGAGCAGTCGCTGGTGCAGACCCGCGGCAAGAGCCGCGAGATGAACCTGCGTAACGCCCGCGCCAAGCTGGTGGCGCTGTGCGCGGTCGACGAGAACGGCAATCGGCTGTTCTCCGACCAGGACGTGGCCGCGTTGGGCCGCAAGAACGCCAAGCCGCTGGACCGGCTGTTCGACGTGGCCCGCCGCCTGTCCGGGCTGTCTGAGGACGACGTTGACCGGCTGACCGAGGATTTCGACGACGCCCAGAGCGACGCTTCTACCACCGGCTAGCGCTCGCTCTGGGCATGACGGTCGGCGAGCTCCTGCGGCGCATCGATTCGCGAGAGTTGACCGCCTGGGCCGCCTACGAGCGGGTCGCGGGCCCGCTGGGCCCGGAGCGGCTCGACATCCTCGCGGCCATCATCGCGACCACGATCGCCAACGCCAACCGCACCAAGAAGGGCAAGGCGTTCAAGCCTGCCGACTTCATGCCGAACTGGGGGCAGGCGACCCGGTCGGCGCAGCCTCAGACCGAGCACGACCATCTGCGGCTCATCCGGGGTCTCAACCGCGCGTTCGGCGGCCAGGAACGGGGGTGACCTGTGGCGACGCTGGCTGACCTTGTGGTGGCGATCGGGGTCGACAACACCCGCGTCGACAAAGGCACCCAGGAGGCCGAGAGCAAGTTCAAGAGGTTCGCCGACCGGGTGACGAAGATCGCCACCGTGGCCGGTGCGGCCGCGGGCGCGGCGCTGGCCGTCGGTCTGGTCAAGGCGATGGAGTTCGACCGGGCGCAGGCGAAGCTGGCCGCGCAGCTCGGCGACCCCACGCTGGCGGACCAGCTCGGCCGCGTCGCCGGGGACGTGTACGCGCGCGGCTTTGGCGAGTCCGCAGCCGCCGTGATGGAGTCTGTCCGCGCGGTCGTCGCCTCAGGTCTCGCGCCAACCGGGGACGCCGCGGTCATCGAAGACCTGACCGTCAAGGTGCAGGCGTACGCCGACGCCTGGGGCATCGACGTCGCCGACGCCGCACAGTACGCGAGCTCGCTGATCGGCGTCGGGCTGGCGCGGGACGCCACCCACGCGCTCGACCTGATCACTGCTGCGTCGCGCAAGGTCCCGCCGGCGCTGGTCGACACGCTGCTTGATGCGGCGAACGAGTACGGCCAGTTTTTCCGCACGCTCGGCTTAAGCGCCGAGCAGACGTTCAGCTTGCTTGCGTCTCAGGCCGAAAAGGGACAGTGGGGTATTGACAAAGTCGGTGACGCGATCAAAGAATTCACAATCCGCGCCACTGACATGTCCACGGCGACCCAAGAGGCATTCGCCGCAATCGGCGCGGACGCGCAAACCATGTCTAACCGGCTGCTGGCTGGTGGGGAAACAGCGCGGCAGGCGTTCCAGGAGATCCTGGCCGGCCTGCTGTCCATCAAGGACCCCACCGACCAGGCAACCACGGCGCTGGCGTTGTTCGGCACCCCACTGGAGGATCTCAACGTCGCTGAGATCCCCCAGTTTCTGCAAAGCCTTGCTGCCGCCCAGAACGGGCTCGGCGATGTGTCCGGCGCAGCGCAGAAGGCCGCCGACGCCTTCGAGAATTCCGCCGCGGGAAAGCTGAACAAGTTCAAGAACACCATTCAGCAGGCCCTGGTCCAGACGCTCGCCGGCGCCATCGACTGGCTCCAGCGCAACAGCGACTGGGTCACGCCGCTTGCCATCGGTCTCGGCATCCTCGCTGGCGCGATCGGCACGCTCATCATCGTCACCAAGATCTGGACGGCGGTGCAGACCGCGCTCAACGTGGTCATGGCGATGAACCCGATCGTGCTGATCGTCATCGCCGTGCTCGCGTTGATCGCGGTGATCGTCCTGATCGCCACCAAGACCACCTGGTTCCAGGATCTCTGGGAGACGGTCTGGAATGCGATCAAGGTGGCGGCGCTTGCCGTTTGGGACTTCCTCGTCGCCGCGTTCAAGATCTGGTGGGCAGTCTTTTCGGGTTTCTGGAAGGGCGTCGGCAACTTTTTCTTGAACTTGTGGGATGGGATCGTCAACGGCGTCAAGGCCGCCTGGAACTGGATCAAGGAGACGTTCCAGAAGGTCGTGAACTTCGTCGGCGGACTGAAGCAGAAGCTGACCGACAAGGCCCGCGGCATGTGGGACGGCATCAAGGACGCCTTCCGCAGTGCGATCAACTGGCTGATCGACAAGTGGAACAACCTGTCGTTCACGCTTCCGTCGGTGAACGTCCCCGGGCTCGGCAAGATCGGCGGATTCACGCTGTCGACGCCGAACATTCCCAGGCTGGCCGACGGTGGCATCGTCCCCGCCACCCCGGGCGGGACGCTCGCGATCCTCGGCGAGGGCGGCCAGGACGAGGCGGTGATCCCGCTGCCGCGCGGGCTGCGGGCGATGTCGCAGCAGCGCCGCGAGCCGGGGCCTGTCGGCGAGGTGCGCGTGATCGTCGTCGGCGGCGACCGTGAGGCGGTCGACTACCTGCGCCGTCTTGACAGACAGTATGGAGTGGTGAGCTGATGGCGTGGCCCGCTGATCCGCTACCGATCAAGATCGAGATCGCGCCCGGCGCGGACCTGAATTGGTCGCCAAGCTCGTGGCCGTGGGTCGACATCACTGGCTACTGGCGGGTCGGCACGCCGATCACGATCACCGAGGGCCGTGGCGGCTGGGGCGACCGCGTCGACCCGGGCACGTGCCGACTAACTCTAGACAACCAGGACGGCCGATTTTCGCAGTACAACCCGCTCGGCGAGTGGTACGGCCTACTCGGCCATGACACCCCGATCCGGATCACCCTCGACCTGCCCGACGGACCGGTGGCGCTCTGGGGCGGGTACGTGCCGGCGTGGGTACCGAGCTGGGATAAGAGTGGCGCTGACCGCTACGTCGAGGTGACCGCGCACGGGGTACTGTATAGACTCCAGCCGGCGGCAGGGCGCCTGCCGGCGCTGTCGCCGCTGCGTCGCACTATCGCCGCAACCCGGCCGCTCGCCTACTGGCCGGTTGAGGATGGCGTGCTCGCTGGCCAGGCGGCATCCGCGTTGCCAAGCCACCCACCGGCCGTCATTTCCGGCGATGTCACGTTCCGGGTGCCGGAAGATATCGATTTTCCAACGTGGACGGTGCGCTACGGCACTGCGGCGCTCGCTGACCTCTCGCAGGGCGGTCGGCTGCGCGCCCAGGTGCCGGCCGAGGTCACCTCGGCCACCGACGGCATGTGGACAGTGTGCGTGGCCACCGAGCCACCCTGGAGCGTCGACGCCGTGCTACTTGAGGTGGCCACGGTCGGCGGCACGTACGAGCGCTGGCAGCTGCGGGTGCGCGTTACGCCGCAGCTCACGACCCAGATCGTCGCGATCCGGCCCGACGGCACCGAGGTGGTGGCTGCTCAGACTAGCGGCGGGCCCGGCTCGTTTTCACTGCTCAGTCTGAGCGCATGGCAGGCCGGTGGCATGATCCACGCCGGCGTCCAGCGCGGCGACTCGTGGTACATCACCGGATCAATCGCTGGCACGCTCGGCGGCGTCGCGGCGGTCGCGACCAACCCTACCGGCGCGACGGTCTCGGAGTACCCCTGGCCGACAGGGCACATCGCCGTGTGGGCCACCGATGAGCGACCCTTCCCGTACACCGCCATCGACCCGGACGGTCGAGGTAGTTCGGGTGCCCTACTGTCGTTCTACAACGAGGCCGCGCACAGTCGGATCAGGCGACTGTGCGCCGAGGCTGGTATAGCTGTCGACGTGCCGCCACTGGCGCGCGATGAGGTCACGGCGATGGGGTGGCAGCCGGTCGACACGCTACCTGATCTACTGCGCCAGGCCGTACAGGCCGACGGCGGCATCCTGTACGAGCAACCACACCAACTCGCCTATATCCCGCGTGCGCGCCTGTACAACCGGGCGCCGGCGCTCGTGCTCGACTGGTCTGCGGGCGACCTGGCGAGCCCACCGCAGCCCGACTCGTACGCCCGTACGCATCGCAACCGCGTCGAAGTGCGGCGCGTCGAGGGCTCGTCAGCCGTCGCCGAGCTGATCGACGACTCAGGCGTCACCCGCGATGAGTCGATCGAGCTGGCACTAGCCACCGACAACGTGCTGCCCGCTCACGCATGGTGGCGGCTGCATCTCGCCAGCTACCAGGGCCTCCTATGGCCGCAAATCNCNCTGGACCTAGCTGCGCGGCCGGAGTATCTCGCGCCGTGGCTCCAGTGTCACATCGGCAGCCGTGTCAANATCATCAATGCGCCGACGGACGTCGCCGATCAGGACATCGATCTCATGATCGACGGCTGGACGATCACGCTCGGCTGGCGTGAACTGCGTGTCGAGATGACCTGCTCGCCGTACGGGCCATGGCTGGCTGGCGAGATCGACGGCGAGGCGCGGGTAGCCCCGGACGTCAGCTGGCTCGGCACGGACCTCGGCCCAGACGACCCAGAGATGGTGCTGGTCACGCCGGGCGTGTCGTGGTCGACCGATGCCGCCGATTTCCCGCTCGTGTTGCGGGTCGGCGGCGAGCGGGTGGTCGTCTCGCAGATCAGCGGGGCGATCTCCGTCCAGACCGCGACCATCGCGCAGCGCTCACTCTCGCGTACCTGGCCAGCCGGCACACCGGTGACGGTGTGGCATCCCGCAGTCGTTGCTCTCTAGTCATCTGGGGGTCCCATGGTGCTCTGGCAACCCGGCATGATCATCACATCGAGCCGGATTAATCCCGAAGGTCCGTTTTCATACACGCCGCAGCTGACCGCGACCNCCACCAACCCGGCGTTGGGTTTCGGTGGCGATTACGCACTTGAGGGTCGATGGTGGCGCTGGGGACACATGGTGCACGCCTATATGCGCCTGCGGTTCGGCTCATCCGGCACCAGCGCGGGCTCCGGCTTTTATCGGATATCGCTGCCCGTGCCGGCGAGCAGTGATTACACGTTTAACGCGGGCATCGGCTTGGGTGTGCAATGCGGATCCGCCACGCTACGCCGGCAGAGCCCGTTTGATGCCGTGATCGGCTCGGTGCAGCTGACCAGCGCAAACACAATCCAGATCAACATCCCAGGGTCCGTCGGCGGCGTCCGCGAGAATGCGCCGTGGACGTGGGGGCCAAGCGACGCGATAAGTGTCACCGTCGACTACATCACCGATCAGCTATAGAGCCATGCGAGTTCCCGGAATTCCCTTTATTCAAGGGAAAAACAGGTATGGCACGTCAAAGAAGTACGCGATCGCGATTCATTGCACGGCCAACACCGCCTCCGCGCGCAACGAGGCGAGCTACGCCACCCGGCGCACCGATGGGGTGAGTGCGCACTTCTTCGCCGATGACCGTGAGGTCATTCAGTCTTTGGACACCGCCGACATCGCCGGGCACGCGGGNTCNTGGCAGGGNAACACCTACTCGATCGCGGTGGAGATCACCGGGCATGTGCACTGGTCACGGGACAAGTGGCTCAAAAGCGTGGCGTGGGGCGAGCTCGCCCGGGTGCTCGCCGCCGTGAGCCGTCACCACAACATTCCGCCGGTGCGGGTCACGGTCGAGCAGATGAAAGCGAATCCGCAGGTGCGCGGGGCCTACGACCACAACCAGATGCGCCTGGCCTGGGGCGGCACCGACCACACCGATCCTGGGCCGAACTTCCCGTGGGANCACCTTCTCAACGTTTGGAAACGGGAGCTACAAGGGGAGGACGGTATGCCTACTGCACAGGACGTGGTGGAGGCCCTGCTCAAGGCCGACAGGATCACCAATGACATCAATCCGGGCGAGCCCGGCAAGCCGGGGTACAACCCCCAGATGACCATAGCCTGGGCGTTGCGGTACGCGACCCACGCGACCCTGGCTTACCGCGGGGTTGAGGCGGCCCGTCGCGAGATCGCCGAGCTGAGCAAGGCGGTCAAGCAGCTCGCCGAGCGACCTGCGCCCGGTCAGCCGCCTGAGATCGACTACGACCAGCTCGCGGCCGCGCTGCTGCGGCGTATCGCGGGGGCAGCGTCGTGACCGATATCGCTGGCCAGGTCGCCACCGTCGCCGGCGCAGTCGTAGCCGTCGGTGGCGCGCTCGGTGTCGCCGCGCGTGGCGGCCGGTGGCTAGTTCGGCGCGGCCGCCAGCTCGGTCATCTGCTTGATGATCTGCTTGGCGAGCCTGCGCGGCCAGGGCAGCCCGCGCGGCCGTCACTGATGGCACGTGTCGTGCGGATCGAGGAGCGCACCGAGGCGATCGAGAGGCGTCTAGACGCGCATATCCGTCACCACGAGGAGGAGAGCCATGTCTGATCGTCTCGCCGCCTATGTGCGTACCTACTGGCCCATGGTGCTCGGCCACGTCGCAACCGCGCTCGCCGCGTGGCTCGGCACCCGGCTCGGCGTCAGCGTCGACTCAGTCGCCGCGTACGAGCTCACCGCGCTCACCGCATCGGCCGGCATCTACGCACTCGGCCGGTGGCTAGAGACCCGGGCTGGCGATGGCGTGTGGCCGCGGGTAGCGCGCGCCGCCGGCAGATGGCTACTCGCCCTCGGCCTTCACACCGGGCAGCCGACATATATACGACCGCCGGCGGCCTAACCGCCGGCAAGCGTGATATTATTGAACCCTTGGCAAGGGTTGGCTGTCGCCGACCCAGGAGAGCTGATCCGGGCGTGTGGCCGCCCACCCGATCGGGTGGGCGGCCACATAGCCATCTAGCGCATCGGTCTTCAGGCCGAGACCAGGGCGGCCAGCTCGCGCCGCAGGTCAGCTACCCTGTAGCCGTGGTACATCAGCCGCCCTACCGTGCGGCTGATGGGCTCGTCCTCGTCGAGCACGCCGGCATCAATCGCCGCCTGCAACTCGTCGCGCAGGTCGGCCGCCCGCCGCATCTCGCGGCCCAGCATGCGGCGATACACCCATTCGGCGAGGTCGCGGGCCACAGCGTGCGGAGGCCGGGACTGTAGATCCTGCTCGATGAGGCTGATCAGCTTGCCGTCGATCCACCCGATGCGGATGGTCTCGGGGCCAGTCTGGCAGCGCACCCAGTCGTAGGCGTCGTCGCCGAGGTACTCGGCGTACTCGCAGCAGCTGGCGTACACTGGCTGGCCGTCACCCTCGCGCCAGCGCTGATGCGTGATCAGGTCGTGTGCGATCTGGCGCGCGAGCGACGCGCAGACCTCGTGACCGTGCCGGTCTGTCCACGGCGCATCCTGCCCGTCGATGACGGGGTCGTCCCAGCCGGCCGGGTCCAACGCGATGTACTCCATCGATCCTCCTCCTCACGTGATGATCATTGGCCTTGAGTTGTGTCTCTGCGAGTACGCGCCCGGGCATCGAGCGCCTCGCTGAGGAGTGCCCTGACTGTGGCGGCGCGGGTCTTGTCGGTGCGCCTCGCCTCTACGTCGAGGCGGATCAGTAGATCGTCGCCGACGGCCACCGGCGGTAGCAGGGCGCCGATGGCGGGGCGGCCGGGGCCGCGCTTCGACCGGCGGCCGTCATTGCTGGTCATCGACGTCCTCCTTATCGGTGTTGATGTGCCGGGCGGTGCTGGTAATGTGGGTCATGACGTCCTCCAACCGATGGGATTTCCGATATCGCTAATGTAGCGCACTGGGCGGGGGATGTCAATATTGAAAACTGTCTGGCGTCGGGGCCCCGGGGCGGCGCCGCCTCGGGGCCCAATGGGGGAGCCCCTAGTGCTCGATGTCTAGACCCGCTGCCACACGCACCCGCCAGCCGTCAGCTCGTACAGGATGTTCGCGCACCGCTGGTTGTTGCGCGGCATCGTGACGATCCACTGCCGGGCGAAGCGGTCCCAGCGGCCACCAATGCTCTTAATGAGATCGCGATACTCGTAGGTGCGGCCCCGGATCGCGATGCGCTCGCCGCTGATCTGCCGAGCCACGTGGTACCCGTACGCGCTGCTCCACTCGCTCATCGCTGGTCTCCTCTCGCAACCGATGGGATTTCCGATATCGATAATGTAGCACCCCAAGTAGGGGATGTCAATATTGGAAACCGTCTGGTGTTGGGGCCCCGAGGCGGCGCCGCCCATGGCGCTCACCGGCCGCCGTCACCGAGGATGCGCCGCACCTGGGTGTGCGACGTGCCGATCAGCTCGGCGATCACCCGGGTGCTGTCGCCGCAGGCGTGCAGGCGGCGCACCAGCTCGTCCCGGCGTGCCCGCAGCGCCGCCAGGTCGGCGGTGACCTGCTCTAGCTCGTCGCGCAGCTCCTGCTGCAGCTCGTCGCGGCGGGCGCGTGCCCACGCCTCAGCGCCGGTGACAACAACGACCCCCTCGGCGGCGGCGCGGATGTCTTGCTCGATCCGGGCGGCGACCTGCGCCAGCTCATCGTCGGTGGTCTCGGCCGTCAGGCCGATCTCCGCGCACGGGTCGGTGTCGCAGGCGCTGTACCATTCGGCGGCCTTGATCTCCTCCACCGTCGCGATGGCGGGATCTTCGCGCCAGTTCTCGATGATCTCATAGATCTCTCGCTCTGCGGCGGCCGCGTCGTCATTGAGCACGCCGACGCGGTTACCCGTACGCGGGTCCGTCTCGATAGCCGCGCCGTCCAAGATCCGCTGAGCCAACGGGGCGATGTCCTGCAGCAGCTCGTTGGCCGCGTCTGCGACCAACGGCGGGATCGACCAGGTGCGCACCTGGCCCAGCCACACCCGCATCGGCGTGCCGCCGGCTTGGTAGTCGGCGTACAGCGCGCCGTCGGCCAGGTCGAGCGCGACGTAGACGGGCTGCGGCTCGTAGTTGCCCTCGTACCGGCAGTACAGCGCGGTCGGTTCCACCACGGGGCGGATCTTCACAGTGGTCATGAAGGGGCTCCTCTCTCTCCCTCTCTCTCGTCAGGCGATGGCGAGGATGGCGGTGGCGTAGCGGGCGTTCGGGCGGTGGGCGCCGCGCAGCCACCGGTAGACGGTGCTCACGGCGCAGCCGATCATCTGCGCGATCTCGCGGGCGGTCAGCCCCGCCTGGCGCAGCGCCGTGAGCCGCGAGACGGCCATCTCAGCGGCCGCGGTCTGCTGCGGGGCGGCGGCCTGCTCGACGGCCCCCTGCCCGGTGGCGTCCGAGGCGTCGCCGCCCTGGCTGCCGTCCGTGTCGTCGGCCGTGTCGTCGTCCTTCTGCGGCTCGGTGGCGGCGATAGCGGCGTTGATCGCGTCGATGATGTCCTGCCGATGCCAGTGCGACGCCGAGCGGATGTGCAGCTCGCCGTCCTCCCAAAAAATCTCGCTGGCGAGGATGCGACGGGCCTCGGAGTTGGAGATGTGCTGGCCGCGCAGCTCGGCATGCCGGATGTTGCCCGTGTTGTAGTATTGGACCTCCAACCCTAGGAGGCGCTGCAGCACGTGGCGGTTGATGTAGACGCGGTGCCGGTCGCCCTTGCGCCACTCCTTGCCGCCGATCCGGATGATCTGCTCCGCGGTGTAGGTGCTCATCGCTAACTCCCTCCCTCTCTCCTGGCACATATTGTTCCAGGGAGGGGAGGGGTTGTCAACGGGAGTGGCACATTTTTTTCCAGCGGCAGGTCAGGTCTGCTGCCAGACCCGTCCGTCCGGGCTATACACAACCGCCCCCACCCGATCGGGTGGGGCGGCTTACTGCGCGCAGCCGTCTAGCGCGTCGAGCGCCACGGCGACGATGATCAACACGACGAGCACCGCGCCAGGCCAGCCCGCCTCGCGCAGCCGCCGCAAAAAGCTCACCAGTGCCCCCGATTAGCCGCCGGGTCGCGCCACCCGGTAGCCCAAGCCTGTGCGATGTTGCGTCGACAGGCCTGCTCGTAGGCCTCGCGCTCTCTGCGCACCACCATCTCGACGAGCCGCGCCTCACGCTGACGGCGACGGCCCCACGGGGTGAGTCTCGCTAGCCAGTCACGCATGCGCACCTCCAGGGCGGTGCCGGGGCGGCATGCGCCGCCCCGGCCGGGGGTATGCGGCTCGGATGCCAGCCCGGGGCCGCATAGGTGAGAGTGGTGGCAGTGGTGACAGGGGTCAAGGGGCATCGTCACGTGCTGTACTCGCGGCGCCAGCCCGAGGTCGCACCATGCCCCGCCTACGACGTCGCCTCAGCTACAGCGAGATCGCCGATGACATCGCCGCGCGGATCGCGCGCGGCGAGTACGAGCCTGGCTCGCGTCTGCCGTCATATGCGCAGCTAGCTGACATCTATGACGTCTCGTACTCGACGGCGGCGCGTGCGGTGCGCGTGCTGCGCGAGCGCGGATTGATCTATGGCGAGCCCGGGCGCGGCCTGTACGTCGACCTGCCTGAGTAAGGCACGCGCGTCGCCGCTGATCGTTACGACACATTCACATGGCGCAACTTTTCGTCTTTCGACGCTCACCATTAAGTCTGATGTGCGGCGCTCACCAGGCCTCGCAAGATCGCTCTTGCATCGCTACGGAAAGTAGTCGCGCATGGGAGATATCGCCCGATCTATCACCGGGTGTGACGTCTAGCCCGCGATGGGTGATCTCGCAACGGGCAGATGGCCAGACATCGATCACCTGTACGACCCCGTTGCCGCGCCACAGGTCCGGGGGGATGATCCACTCTCCTGGCTGGCGATGTGATGGGAGGGCGTTATGCGACACGATTGGCTGCTTGTCGCCTCCGTGGGCCTGATCGCCATCGGTATAGCCATGGATGACTCGCCGTGGCATCTGATGGCGGACGTAGGTGCCGCCATAGCAGCCGCCTGCCACCTCGTGGCTCGCCAGTCTCATGACCGTCGGGCTGCTCACGACGATGGCGTGGTGGCCGGTTTCGATCTTGGCTACCGAGCCGGGGAGGCGGACTGCCGCGGCGTCGTGGTCCCGCTGCACCGCCGGAGCTCGTGACTCATGAGTGACTCATGATCTAGGTGGGGCGCACAGAAAGGGCCGGATGGGATCTCCCTCATCCGGCCCTTTACCTGCACTTATAGACCGTGGGCGATACTGGGATCGAACCAGTGACCTCTTCGGTGTGAACGAATTCCGGCTGAGTTGATCTAGCTGCGGAAACGCCCCGACATCCCGCCTGAGCTGAGAAAACGTATAGGCCTGAGTAGGCACGAATAACATGCCATACCAAGATCGTGACTCATGAGTGACTCATGATCTTGGCTGATCGCGCCCGCTCGATCGCCGCCCGCGCCCGATCGTGGCGGCCATCGCCGGCGTGCAGGTATCGCTGGACGCTCGCTAGCGACTCGTGCCCCATCAGCGCCATGATTTCGTGCCCCGGCACGCCCTGCTCGCCGAGCCGCGTGCCGTACGTGTGCCGGAGGTCGTGCGGCGTCGGCTGCGGATCGTCGAGCTGCGCGCCTGGTATCGCCGGCCGCGGCGGGTGGCCCCTACCCCCCGGGTATGCCGGCCGGCCCTCTAGTGCGACGCGCCATACGCGCCGGTGCCAGCGCGAGTAGTCAAGTGGCCCGCCCTCCGGCGCGGTGATGATCAGGCCGCCGGGTGGCACCGAGAGGACGCGCTCTCGCAGACGCGGCCATAGCTCCCGGTCGACGGGCACCGTCCGCTCCCCTGCCGGGGTTTTGGGGTACGGCCGGATGGTGCCGTCACGCTCGAGGACCGGGCCGATGTGCAGCAGCGCCCGGCGGGTGTCGACGCGATCGCGAGTGAGCGCCGCCGCCTCCTCCCACCTCAGACCGCAGTACAGCATCAGCTCGGCCATCAGCCGACCATCAGGCCGGCCGGGGAAGAGCCGGTCAAACGCGTCGAGCAGCAGGGCATCCTCGCTCGGATCGAGCACGCGGTCAAGATGCGCGGGGCGCCGCGGCACCCGCACGCCACGTGCGGGGTTATCTCTGATCAGTCGTGCGTCGACTGCCTGATCAAGTAGGGCGCGCAGCACACCCATAGCGCCCTCGATCGTCGCCGCGCCGACGCCGCGACGCTCCATCTCGACGACCCACGCACTGACGTCCGGCCGCAGGATCGATCCGACCGGTACGCGCTCCCACCGAGGCGCTACATGGTTACGCCAGTGCGATTGCTCGCGTCTACGGCTCGCCAGCTCTAGACGCCGCGCGCCTCGCGTGCGCTCCCACCACTCGCCGACCGTGACCTCACCAGCGCGCGGGTCGATCCAATCACCACGTCGAATATCCGACTCAAGCTCGTCGGCCCACTGCTTGATAACGCCCTTAAGCTCGTTCGACCTTGTGATTCGCCTGCCATCGGGGAGTCTGACCGTGGCCGCCCAGAGTCCGCTCGGTAGCCGCCGGATCCACGCCATCGCCTACGCCCCGCGCGCCTGCTCGATCCACCACTGCACGTCGTCCAGCTCGCGCTGACGCATCTCGCGCAGCCGCTCGACTAGACGATCTTTAACGCGGTCCGGTAGGTCGGACTCGTAGATCATCTGCAAGGCGGGATCACCCTGGGCGTCGGCCAGGTCGCGCGCATCGAAGTAGCCTGCCGCAACCAGGAGATCCACAGCCGGGATCCCTAGTGCGCGCGCGACCTCGCGGACGCTGGCCTCGCTGACGTCGACCTCGGCCCGTAGCCACCGGTCAACAGTGCGCGGGGCGACACCGACGATCCGCGCGAACGGGGCCTTCTTGCCGCGACAGTGCCGGAAAACTAGATCTTCGACGATCGTCGCCCACGCTTCGCGGTTGATCCGCCGGCCACCCATAGGTGCATCGTATCGGGCATACATGCCCGATTGTTGGGCGCCCCTACGGCTCGCGGCGACATTCAGGGCGGATATAAGCCGCGGCACAGGCCTGTTTTGCCACTTCCGGTAGCTGCGGCGCCGCAATACCCGCATTGCCATGCCTCGACTATATCGGGCATACGTGCCCGACTCTATCCCTCCTTTCGGTCAGCTTGCGGACATGCGCGCCCATGTCTAGAGTTAGGCACGTGAGTCGCGACATGCATGCCCGGCCTCCGGGCACGCGCGCCAAGATCAGACTTAAGAATCCCGTGTTTGATCTGATCATGGTCGCCTTGGGTTGTGAGAGCGAGATCAGCAAGGCTCGGTTGCTTGGTGTCGACCCGAAGACGATCTACCGAGTGCGGCGGGGCTCTCCCGTAGGCGACGAGTTCATCGCGCAGCTGCTCTCCGTCATGAGAGAGCGCCGATCGTACATCGAGCCGCTCGGAATCCCGGCGACGTTCGAGGGCGTCTTTGAGATCGTCCCTGCGTACTGGCAGGAGGCGGCGTGATGGATCGTCTGCTGACGGTAGCTGATGCCGCCGAGGTGATGGGTGTCCACCCGCAGACCGTCTACCGACTGATCTGGAGCGGCGCCCTCCCATGGGTCAACATCGCTCGCCAGGGTCGCGCGCGGATCCGGATCCGCCAATCGGCGCTGGCGGCATACCTGGCCTCTCGTGAGCGGGGGGCTGCGGCATGACGCACCCACCCGCAGGGCCATCTAACCCGCCCCCGCCGCCCGGACCTGGCCGCGAACTGGCCACCTTCCACTACGGGGACCGCCCGGTTCGGACGGTCACCGTCGACGGCGAGCCGTGGTTCGTCGCGGCCGACGTGTGCGCGGTGCTTGGGATCGGCAACCCACGCCAGGCTGTCAGCTACCTCGACGACGACGAGCGGGGTGTCACTACTAATGACACCCCTGGCGGGCGGCAGCAGATGACCATCGTCAGTGAAGCCGGCCTCTACTCGCTGATCCTCCGCTCGCGCAAGCCGGAGGCGAAGGCATTCAAGCGCTGGGTGACCCACGAGGTGCTGCCGGCGATCCGCCGCACTGGCCGCTACGAGGCCCAGTCCGCCTACCGGCTGCCGCAGACCTACGCCGAGGCGCTCCGGGAGCTGGCCGACCAGGTTGAGCGCAACGAGCAGCTCCAGGCCGAGCTGGAGGTGGCCGCACCGAAGGCCCGCAGCTGGGACGTGCTCGCCTCGGCGCACGGCGACTACGACGTGGCCCACGCCGCACAAATCCTCTCGCGCGACCCGGCCATCAGCACCGGCCAGCGGCGGCTTTTCGCCTACCTCGCCGAGATCGGCTGGATCCGCCGCGATCCGACGACCGGTCGGTGGCGCGCCTACCAGCGCGCGATCGACGCCCGCTGGCTGTCGGAGATTCCGCAGCACCACTACGACCGGGAGACCGGGGAGCTGGTCCTGGACCCGCCGCAGGTGCGGGTCACGGTCAAGGGCCTGTACCGGCTCCATCAACTGCTCGCCGGCACCGCGCCGCTCCAGATCGAGCCGGCCGAGGCCGCCGAGCATCCGACCCTGCCCACCCGCTGACACAAGAGCGACCCGGGGGCGCGCCCCGGGCCGCCAGTCACCCCATGAGAGGAGATCTGAGATGACTACCCCAAAGATAACCGAACTCGCCCTCGCCGCTCGTCGGCGTCTCGCCGTCGCCGGGTGGCGAGTCGACACTCTCGACGAGATCACCGAGGGCAGCCGCACCGCGAGGGAGATGGTGATGCGGCACCGCGAGCACCCTGGGCGGCTGAGCGTGCGCACCCACCCCGACGGGTCGGTGACGATCGCCGTCGAGCGTGCGCCGGCCGACTGGGCCGCGATGATCGCCATCCTGCTCGCCGACCTGAGCGGGCCGCCGCTCGTCGGCGAGCTCGCCGAGCGCCTACAGGCCGAGCGGGCCGAGCGTGAGCGCCGCCGCGCCGCCGGCGAGCCCGGCTACGTCTACCCCGCCGAGGGTGGTGATCGCCAGTGACCGATCTCGTGGTCGCTCTCGCTGCCGCTCTCGTGATCGCCGTGGCGCTACTCGTGATGACCGCGGCGGCGCTGATCGACGCCCGCGCCGAGCGTGACTGGCTACGTGCCGCATACCGCGCGCAGGTCGCCGAGCTCGCGCCGCGCGCCGCACACGGTGGCCGTGACCCGCTCGTCGCCGCCGGGCTCGACGGGGGTGAGGCGGCATGAGCGTCGCGCTCGCTCTCGCCTATGGCTCGCTGGTGGGCGTCAGCGGCACTGGCATGCGCCGGCCGCGCGCCCTCACCGCGGTGGCCACCCGGCCGGTGCCCAACATCGCCGACACCGTGGTCATGCCGCCGCTGGCGGCATGCCTCGGCGGCCCCACGCCCGACATCAGGGTCGCCGGCGACTGGCTCGCGTGGGGCGCACACGAGCGCGCGCTCGCCGCGGCGGCATATCTGGTGCTGTCGAGCACTGGCCGCCACCGCCGGCACCGCCGCTACCGCGGCCGCCATCGCGCACCGCATCGGGGAGGTGGCCGGTGAGTCTGGCATGGATGGATCGCGCGCTGTGTGCCCAGACCGATCCCGAGGTGTTCTTCCCTGAACGAGGCGGCTCGACACGCCAGGCGAGGATCATCTGCCGTCGATGCGAGGTGCGGCAGGAGTGCCTCGCCTACGCGCTCGCCGCCGGCGAGCGGTACGGCGTATGGGGGGGCCTCAGCGAGCGTGAGCGGCACGCCACGCTCCGCCGCCGGGAGGTGGCCTGATGTCGATCGAGCTACTGCCTCCCGCCGAGGCCACGCCGGATAACCCCCGGTGGCATGAGCTGCGGCGCCAGGGCGTCACCGCCTCGGAGATCGCCGAGATCTTGGGGATCTCGCCGTGGGGCAGCGCGTTCAGCCTGTACTGGCGCAAGTCAGCCGGCTGGGAGGCGTCGACCACAGATGCGATGGAGGCCGGGCGCCGCCTGGAGCCCGTCATTGCCGACTGGTGGGCCGACCGGCACCCGCACCTCGCGGTACGCCCAGCCGGGCTGTACGCGCACCCCGAGCGACCGTGGCAGCTCGCCACCCCCGACCGGCTCGTGTGCACCGAGAGCGGCGTCGTCGCCGTCCTTGAATGCAAGTGGACGTCGGCGTGGGACGGATGGGGCGAGCCCGGCAGTGACGACGTGCCCGTGCACTATCGCGCCCAGGTGCTGTGGCAGTGCGACGTCCTCGACGTCGACGAGTGGCACATCGCCGTCCTCGGCCCCGGGGGCCTCCGGGCCTACACGGGGCGCCGCGATGAGACCGACCTGCGAATCATGCGCGAGCACGGCCGCCGATTCGTCGAGCGGCTACGCGCCGATGAGCCTCCGCCGCTCGACGATCACGAGGCCACGGTCACTACCCTGCGGCGCATCCATCCTACGCCGGTCGACGGCGAGGCGGAGATCAGTGACGCCACCGCGCGTCTCTACCAGCGCGCCCGGGCACTACGCGCCCACGCTGACCGGCTGCTGGCCGCCGCCGAGGCCAGGCTACGCGCCGAGATGGGCGACCGCGCTATCGCCGCCCATCGTGGCCGCCGGATCGCGACCCGCACCGTCTACACCACGCGCCGCATCGACACGCGGCGGCTGCGCGACGAGCAGCCTGACATCGCCGCCCAGTACGAGACCACCGCGATCACCGACCGACTTACGCCCGCGAGGAACCGCCATGACTCAGACCGTTAGCCAGGCGCTGGCCAAGCGCGGCGGGCAGGCTCCGGCCGCCCGGCAGGAGGGGCAGCGCCCAGACAAGCTGATCGAGCGCTACATGGGCGACTTCGCCGCCGTACTGCCCGGCTTTCTCCGTCCTGAGACGTTTGTCCGGATCGCGCAGGGTGTCCTGCGCCGTGACCCCAAGATCGCCAGGGCGGCCGAGGCAAATCCCGGCTCGCTCCTGGCGGCGCTCCTTGACGCCGCCCGGCTCGGGCATGAGCCAGGCACCGACGCCTACTACCTCGTCCCCTATGGCACCGAGATCCAGGGTATCGAGAGCTACCGCGGCGTCATCCAGCGCATGTACCGGTCTGGACGCGTCCGTCGGGTCAAGGCCGAGATCGTCCGAGAGCGTGATCATTTCGAGTACTCGCCAGCCGACGACGTGCCCGCTCACCGCGTCGACTGGTTTGCGCCCCGCGGCGAGATCGTCGGCGCCTACGCCTACGCCGAGCTCGCCGACGGCTCAGTCAGCCGCGTCGTGATCGTCGACCGCGACTACATCGAGCGGGTCAAGCGGCAGTCGCGCGGCTCCGACAAGCCCGACTCGCCGTGGGTGCGGTGGGAGGAGGCCATGATCCTCAAGACCGTCGTCCACCGGTTGGAGCCGTGGGTGCCGACCTCCGTCGATGACCTGCGCGCCGCCCATGTGGCGCCGGATGCGCCTGCTGTCAGCAAGCCGCATCATCCCCGGCCGCTCCCCGTCGAGCAGCCGATCGAGGGCGAGGTCGTCCCCGATTCGGACGTCACCGGTGCCGGCGAGCCTGAGCTGCCTGCCGACTGGCCGGAGCCGGCCCAGCCCGGCAGCGCCGGCATCCACCCGTAACCCCCCCCCACCGCCCGAGGCCCGGCCATACCCGGCCGGGCCTCATCGCCCAGACCTAGCCCGCACGTATCGAGAGGTCATCATGCCGACCACGGCATCACGCCCACTCACCGCCGCGATGAGCGAGGCCCAGCTACTCGCCACCATCCGGCGGGCCTGCCGCACACTCGGCCTGCTGTGCTACCACACCCACGACAGCCGGCACAGCGAGCCTGGCTTCCCCGATCTGGTCATCGTCGGCTCGCGGATGATCATCCGCGAGCTCAAGACCGAGCGGGGCCGCGTCCGGCCCGAGCAGCGCGCCTGGCTCGACGCGCTCACCGCGGCAGGCCAGGACGCCGACGTCTGGCGACCTGACGACCTCTACTCCGGGCGCATCATCCGCGAGCTTGTAGGCCTCCGCCGCCGGGAGGTGGCCTGATGCCTCCACGGCGCGCACCCGGCTCAGCGTGGGGGCTCGACACCGAGCTCGTCGATGACTGGCGCCACCGCGCGGCCTGCCGCGACGAGGACCCGGAGCTGTTCTTCCCTATCGGGACGTCGGGCCCGGCGCTGGAGCAGGTCGAGCAGGCCAAGGCTGTCTGCCGGCGCTGCCCGGTGGCCGCCGAGTGCCTGACGTGGGCGCTGGGCCGCCCCGAGGAGTACGGCATCTGGGGTGGACTCACCGAGGGCGAGCGCCGCGCGCTGCGGGTGCCCAAGGCCTCCCCGCGACGCCCGCGCGGCGCTCGCCCGCTCCGGCCGTGCGGCACCCTGGCTGCCTACCGCCGGCACCTACGCCGCGGCGAGCCGATCGACGACGCCTGCCGCGCCGCCCACAGCCGCGCCGCCGCCGAGTCGAGACGGAGAGACCGTCAGCGGGAGCGGGTCTCATCCGGGGGAGCTGCTGGCGTGGGTGGTGGCGGCATGACCCTGCCGGAGATCCGCGAGCTACTGGCGGAGCGGTTCGGGCCGTTGGAGGAGCTGGAGCGGGAGCGGCGCCGGCTGCCCCCGGCGCGGGAGATCGCACGCCGCCGACGGCTGCTGGCTGAGGCGATGGGTGACGTGCCGAGGGGGGCGCGATGATCGAGCCGTACTACGCCGACAACCTGGTGACCCTCTACCACGGTGACTGCCGTGAGATCACCGAGTGGCTGGCCGCCGACGTGCTGGTGACCGACCCGCCGTACGGGCGCAGCTGGCGGCAAGGGCGGCTGAAGCGGTCATCACGGTCGGACGCTCGCGACGGGATCGCAGGGGATCGCGACACAACGGTGCGCGATACGGCGCTGAGCATGTGGGGCAANCGTCCAGCTGTGGTGTTCGGCGACCTGATGTTGCCGCCACCGCCCGGAACGAAGCTGGTCGGGATATACCGCAAGCCGCCGAACGCGGGAGCGCGTGGCGCTATCGCCGGGTTTCGCCGGGACGCGGAGGGCTGGTACCTGATCGGGCCGTGGCCGTCCGGGATTGGTGGACGGTCGAGCGTCCTCGCCACTCTGACGCCGTCGCAGGGCAATCCCTCGAGCCCGCAGGGCCGCTACGGACACCCACACGCCAAGCCGATCGACGTGATGGCGGAGCTGATCCGCGCCTGCCCGCCTGGTGTGATCGCCGACCCGTTCGCTGGGTCCGGGTCGACGCTCGTCGCCGCGAAGCTGCTCGGCCGCAGGGCGATCGGTGTCGAGCTGGAGGAGCGCTACTGCGAGATTGCGGCGCGCCGGCTGTCCCAGGACGTGCTCCCGCTGGGAGGTGCGGCATGACCAGGCAGCGCTGGCTGTGCGGGATCTGCTCGGCGTGGGGCTACGTCGGCGAGCCGGTCGACGGCCAGCCGAGCCCGGAGCAGACCGCCTCGGCGCACGTGCAGGCGTATCGAGCCGTGCTGGCCCACCGGGCGGCACGGCATCGAGGCAAGGGGGAGGATCCGGCGTGACCTGGGGGGACGATGTGGACGCTCGGAGCGTCCTCATCGAACACGCGAACGAATCATGCGGCAAGATCCATGCAGAAATACAAATCGGGCCGGAAAGCGGTGTTGGCGCACCGTCCAGCCCTGACCGCACAACCTTGGCTAGGAAGGTGGCGGCTGCCGTGGACTATACCCACGCACGTCTCGTTTGTGAACCTCTACGCGCTGTAATTCACGCCAACCCCCTCCGGAGAGGGGGTGTCTGGTGAGCGCGCTCGACTCCTACACCCGCTCCGTCGCGTCCCTTCAGCAGGCGATCGCCGAGGTGGCCCACGGCGCGGCGGCCCTCGCTGGCCCCGGCGCCCCGGCCGCGGAGTTCCTGGAGCTGCTGCGGCTCCAGTTGCACCGCCAGATCGACGACGTGATTGACGAGGAGGCGCTGCGCCACCCCTCCCCGCACCGGCTGATCGCCCGCGCCCCGCGCTACGCCGACCTTCTGGCGGAGGTGGCCGGATGGGAATGAAGCTCGTCGCCGAGGTGCTTGACTACGCGCCCGCGACACTCAGCCCGGCTGAGCGCCTGGTCCTCATCGTGCTGGCCGAAAGCGCCAACGACAAGACCAGGGAAGCCTGGCCGAGCATGGACGTAATCACCCGGCGCTGCGGGATGAGCGACCGGGGGGTCCGTGCCGTCTTCAAGCGGCTCGCCAAGCGCAAGCTCGAGGTCCGGGTACCGCTCGGCAAGGACAAGAACGGTCGGCCGGTCTACTCCCACCCGGGCAAACGGACCACCTATCGGCTGCCCGTCTTTGCCGGCACCACCGTTCCGCCATTCGGCGAGAATGGCGGCACTCCCGTTCCGCCTAATGGCGGCACCACCGTTCCGCCNTNCGNCGAGAATGGCGGCACTCCCGTTCCGGAATGGCGGCACTCCCGTTCCGGAATGGCGGAACCACCGTTCCGCCCTCCCCTCAATGAACCGTCAAAGAACCCTCATACCTCTACGGCGAGCGCACCGAAGGAGACACCTCCGTCGGCGACGGACCGGGATGCGACGACGCGCACCTCGTCCCGGCTCCACGCGCGGACCACGACCTCGCCCTCGATGTTCGTCACCTCGAGGCGGGTGCCGCTGCGGACGGCGATGGTCGTGTCCGTCGGCTGGAGGATGCCCAGGGCAATGGCCACGGCGCCGAAGAGCGAGGAGAGCATCGGCTCCGATCCCTTCACGTCGCGGCGCTGGCGAGCGTGACGACGTTGCGCAGCAGGTCCACCTTACGCTGGATGCTGTTCACCAGGTGCCCGTTGAGGTAGCTGTTGGCCGGGTCCGCCTCCAGCGCGCGTCGGGCCTCGTCGATGGCCGCGTCGATGATGCGGAGGTTCTCCTCGACCACGCGGATGGTGGCGGAGTCGAGCTGGTCACGGTGCAGCTCCAGCGCGCGTTCGAGCTCGGCGACGGCAGCGTCGTAGTCGCTCCACGTCGAGCCGACGAAACTCGTCTCGACCACGGGCGCGTCCGGAGAAACGGGCCCTGCCGCGGCGCGAGGGCCTGCCGGCTGCCGCAGCATCCAGGCGGCGCCGCCGGACAGGAAGATGAGGGCGAGGGCGGCGGCGACGAGCTGGCGAGCGGTGAAGGAGAAGCGGCGCGGAGCCCGCTGCGCGCGTGTGGGCAGCTCGAGCACGCGCGGCTCATCGGCAGCGCCGGCCGCAGCGATGCGCGCTTCGATGCCGGGCCAGAGGTCGCGCGTGGGCGGCCGGTCTTCCAGCGAGGCGAGCCGCTGCACCACGCGCCGCAGATCCGCGAGCACGGCGGCGCAGTGCGCGCAGGAGGCGAGGTGCTCCTCGAGCGCGGCGCGCTCGGCGGGTGGGAGCTCATCGTCCAGGTACTCGGAAAGCCGGTCGGTCCACGGGTCGTGCATGGCGCCAACCTCAGCGGTCGAGGAACGCGCGCAGGGCCATGCGCGCGCGGTGCAACTGGGACTTGGACGTGCCGACGCTGATGCCGAGCATGCCGGCGATCTCCTCGTGCTTGTAGCCCTCGATGTCGTGCAGGACCAGGACCTGGCGTGCGCCGCTGGGCAGCCGCTCGATGGCGGTCTCGACGTCCATGCGCAGCTCGGTCGAAGGCGGCCTCGTCGGCACGGCGGCGACGGTTTCATCGGCTTCGATGAACCGTCCGCGGTGCGTCGCGAGCGAGATCCTGCGGCCGAGCAGCACGTTGATGGCCAGGCGGTGCAGCCAGGTGCCGAAGGCGGCGTCGCCCCGGAAGCTGGCGATCCTCGTCCAGGCCCGGACGAAGACCTCCTGGGTGGCGTCGTCGGCGTCCTCGGGCCCGATCATCCGCCGGGCGAGGCTGTGGATGCGGGCGACGTGCCGGGCGTAGATCCGTTCGAAGGCGCGCGTGTCGCCTCGCGCGGCGGCGGCCGCGTCGGCCCGATCCAGACTGGCTGACGCCGCGTTCCGGTCGCTGCTCCCGGTGATCACCTGGTACGCCCGGTCCACCTGAGTCCATCCCCCTGAGGGCCACGGGATTGGATAGGGTCTGGGGGGCCAGGGTTGCAATGGGTGCGGGCCTGGGGGGCCACGTGCGCGGGTCGGTGTGTCCGGCGCGGGTGGAGGGAGCACCGTCCGGTCGCCGTCTGGGCCGCCCGCGACGCGGCGGGCCGGGCGCGCTCGTGCGGAGCCGAGGTCGCGGGTTCGCGCAGGGGCGGTGCGCGGGTGGGGTGTGGTGGCGGCGCCGGTGTGATCGCGGCGCTCGGGTGTGCTGGCAGCGCGCGGGTGTGGTGGCAGCGTGGATGTGGTGGCGGCGCGCCCGGCCCGCGGGCGGACCCGGGTGCGGAGCGGGCGTGTAGGACAGACCGGCGCGGCGGTGCCGGGGAGCGCCCCGCGCCGTTTCCCCCATCCTCCCGGAACCGAGGTGGACGCGTGCGCGGTTGTCTGAGAGGGGTCCGCGCGCCGGTGCTCGCGGGCGCCGCGCTGCTGGCGGGGCCGGCCGCGGCGGCCGGGCAGGGCGCGGGCGGGGGCGGCGGGGTGGAGAGGTCGTGGCCGTGGGGTGCGCAGGCCGTCGCGGTGGTGACCCACGCCTCTCCGGCGTTTGCCGGCGAGGCGCGGACGGAGGCGGTGCTGACGCAGCCGGCGCTGACCGCGGCGCTGCGCGCGTGGGGCGGCCGGCTGGAGCTGAAAGGGATGGCCAACCTCGAGGGGCTCACCATTGCCGGCGGCGAGCTGAGCCCGGGCGTCTGGGGCGAGGGCTTCGTGGACAAGCGCCATCCCCACACGCTGCTGCACGAGGTCGTGGGCACGCTCCGGCTCGCCCGCGGCCGGGCCGCCGCCTCCCTCACGGTGGGCAAGGGGTTCGCGCCGTACGGGACGGACGACCCGATGTCGCGGCCGTTCGTCAAGTTCCCCGTCAACCACCACCTCGCCCAGATCCCGGAGCGCGCGGTGGTGATCGGCGCGGTGCGGTACGGCCCTGCTGCGCTCGAGGTCGGCGTGTTCAACGGCGATGAGCCCGAGGGGCCGCGCGACATGCCTGCGGTGGACCGGGTCGGGGATTCGTGGGCCGCGCGCGCGACGCTCTGGCCCGGCGCCGGACTCGAGGTCTCGGCGAGCCACGCGTGGCTGAACTCGCCCGAGCACGTGGGAGGCGCCGGGCTGGACCGGAGGATGTGGAGCGCGGCGGCGCGGTGGACCGGGGAAGCCGGAGGGTGGCGGCTGTACGCCCTGGCGGAGTGGGCGCGGGCGGATGAGCTCCACCTCGGTGATCGGCGGTTCGGGTTCGAGAGCGTGCTGGTGGAGGGCAGCGCGGCCGCGAACGGCGTGACGGCGGCGCTCCGGCTCGAGCGGACGACGCGGCCCGAGGAGGAGCGGCTCGCGGACCCGTTCCGCACGCCGCGGCCGCACGGGGACTTCCACATCCTGGGT